GTATATGTTGTAGGATCTAATGCCCTATAACATTCAATGATAACGAACTCACCTGCTTTCATATCTTCAGCAGCAGTGTCAAGATAAAGTCTGTCTTGTCTCTGATTGAATCTGAACTGAATAAATGTTCCATTATTCAATACAAAATCAAGAGTCTCAAGATAGCTCTTGGTCATATAGTAGTTAAGTATATCAACAGCACCAAAATGATATAAGTCATTTAGGAAGATCTGATATTCTATACCAAATAAGTTACCTCTTATACCACTAGACTTGATACCAAATATACGGCTAATACCATATACGTGTTCGGGAACTAGGATATAATTATCTCTTTCTGTCCACTCAGTTGTACTACCAGCTACCGTAGTAGTCTGGTTCTGAGTTTGAAAACGTGTGACATCAGCAGCAGTAACTTCGTGCTTAAGCATCATCTTCTCAGCACCGTTGTAAGTCCACTCAGAGAACTTCTGGAAGGCATCATCAGTCAGATCATCTATCTGCTCTTGGGCTACGTTAATTTGCAGTACAGGTTCTCCTAACTGCCTCTTACAGTATGCTTGTAATTCTGCTCTCGTGCTCGGTTTTGCCATTACACACTCTTACCCTTCTTCTATATTTAGACAGATAGGAAATGTCGCTTTAATATAGAAAATGGTATAAAGTAAAACTGACTCTCTGTTAGACCCATAGAAATCATCTTGGCTATACGATGCTTACCATCCAACATTCTATACTTGTCATTATATGGATTAGACATATCTGTTATAATTCCTGGATACAATTCAGGATCCTTACGTGCCCCAAAGCAACAAGGGCAATTATCAAAGGACATATGTGGATATAAATGCTTTCCTTTCCAAGCAATATCCTCAAATTGAACTACGATTAAATTCTCTTCAGTTAGATATGGTAAACAATCTTTGATAGGTATATCGACACGAGAAAATGGGAACTCCTTATGGAATCCCCAATCTCCAAATACATCTTCTCTTGGCGTTCTAGTATACCAAGTATGTTCGTACCACTCGCTCAACTCTCGTTAAGAAGTTCTCTTTCTACTGGCTCATCTTCAGGAGCAGCCTGATCTTTAACAATGTTTAATGCTTCAACTGCACCCTGTAGTTTAAGGTATCGTTCTTTAGCAGTATTTAATTTCTGTTCCATCTCAGCGATCTCTTTCATAAGATCTTTCATCTGAGTGGAAAAATTAACGATTAATTCGTCGGTATTCATATTGGCCATAATCGATGAATAAAAAAGGGGGTTGTTATAACCCCCTTATTATATGATATATTTATCAGAGTGTCAAGATTATGCCTGAGACTCACTCCAAGAAATACGACCTGTACAGGTGAATGGGTTAGAGTTGTTAACACCCGTAAGGTCAACAGGTTCTGCGGTAACAGTTAGAAGGTCAGGTCCGTTCGGGAAGATTCCGTCACCACCAAGTATGGAGTTACCCATCTCAATGATCGAACTAATGTCGTAGGACGTAGCACCAGTTAGTCGGTTACCACTGTTGTCTGTAGAACCACCAGCAGCACGGAAGGAGAAGATCTCAAGTCCACCTGCGTAGGTGTCATCATTCGTGTGCTTAATCAACTGAGATAGTGACGGAGGTGCCACATCCAAGAAGGAGTCAGTTGATAGTGATGGGTTTAGAATTAGTTTTACTTCGCACTCGTGTGTGTTAACAATGTCGAGAGAGTTAAGTTGTAACTGCATTCGGTTGATAATTTCACGTTCACCTAGTGTACCAGATAGAGACGAGTCAACAGAAGGTGACAGTCTAATTGATACAAGAGGTATCTGAGAAGGAACGGTATTGTCTGTACCAGCAATAGCACCAACACTCATTGTTGATCCATTCGGAACAGCAGGGTTGCCTAATGCTGTGTTTATAATGTTTGTACCTTGGTTCCACTGGAAGGTAGTGTTACCGTTACTGTCAACGTATAGGAAGTCAACTTCTAGGTTACCACCTGAGGTTCTTGATCTGTAGATAGAACGTCCATCCACGAACCAACCATTAGCAACGGAACTATTATAAACCGTTGAACCCTGTGTAAGAACACTAGCCTGGTTAGTGTTAAAGAACAATCTGACATAGAATCTTTGGTTTCTAGACCAACCTTCACCAACATCATACTGTCTCTTAATTTGAGAGTTCTGATTAGTTGAGGAACTCTGTGACACTTCGTTGGTAAACTTAAGCAAGTTTCCAGACGCTGTGAAGAGATATGCTTTGTCAGAGTCGAAACGACCGTCTGTGATAATAGAAGTACCCCAGTGGAACAGACTTGGAATGTAAGTTGGAATTCCAGTGTTCTGAATCTCGTAACGAGCAGGTAAGTTACCTGATCTGAAGTATGCCTCTGTTAGGCGGTTGTTGTGCTTGAACTCGTGTACGTACTTGACGTGTCCGTTCTGATCCTTGAATCCGAAGCGAATCTTACCAGCACCATACCAAGAGTAATCCATATACGCCATCTGGATCTTAGTAATATCCAGAACGAATCCAGACTTACCAGCACCATCGCAGTTGTCTACGTTCCAAGCACCTTGAGGAGCTCTGGTGTCAACTGTCTTAGTTAGAATAATGTTTTCAGCAGTGATACCCTTGTACTGAGGCTGAATGATCAATGCGTTGTTGTTAACAACACGAATCACCTTATGTGACTGTCCACGAATAACGATGTATTCTCCATTAGATAACTGTGATAAGAATGATGTATCAGAACCATAAACCTGGTTACTATTCTTAGCAACAGATACACGACCTGTTAACTGAGTAGTGGAACTACGGCGAACGGCGTGTAGAATACTACCATCATACTCGAAGTACATACCATTCTGGAAGTCATACATTCCAGCACGTACAGCAGAGTTAGACCAGTTGAGTACGTGATATCCGATGAATCCACCAGCGGCTGAAGCTGTTGGTGCTGAATCTAAGTTATAACTGAATGTGAATGCATTATATACAAATCCGACACTAAATGCTCCATTATATGAGTTGTCAGTTGCATCTACAAACTTACAGTTAGTACCAACTTCTAAGTTATGAGGTAACTTAGTTTGTACCCATACACGATGTACGACACTACCATCAACATATGGTGAGTACCAAGCACGAATTGCAGGGTTCTTAGGGCAGAAGTTAATAGCGAGAGATACCTGTATACCTTTACCTGACTGGTAACGGAAGTATCTACGTGTCTGTCTGCAAATTTGACCATCGGGTGACTTACTGGTTCCAATTTCCATACCACCGTCAAACGGTCTGTGTAGGAAGTATCCATCTGGACGTACATAAATCGCAGTATCGATGAAGTACTCAGTGTTACCAGCAGAGTTACCACCACCTGTTGTAAAGGTTGCAGCATCTTCCATTAGGAGTTGAGTATCATCCTTAATGGCAGAAATGGTTGTCTCAATGATATTAAATGTACCAGTAGAATCGTTATCTACAAATCTGAATGTATCTCCAGGTTTGTAGTAACGTGTGAAGTTAGTATCAGTACCAGCAGCAACACGTGAACCAGTTGTAACTGCGATAGTACCAGATCCTACAACCTGACCATCCATATTAGTATGGATCAATTTCTGTGCAGGTGTTTGTGAACCACCACCAGTTAATGTAACGTTAGTACCAGCGACTGCGAGTGCAGTAGTTTCTGCTAACTTGAGAGTGTCTTGGTCAACCACGATAACAAAGTAGTCTCTGTTATCTGTCAATCCACCAATGGTTGTACCACCAGCATCTTGATAGATTACACGCTGTCCAGTCCTCATAAAGTGATTTGGAATGGTCAGGGTCATAGTAGTCGTATTAACGACACCACCTGATCCAGTTGCACGTGCATCGAATGTCTTAGTTGAAGGAACGACTTGGAATGGTACGTCAACAACGAGTTGAGTTTCACTCTTGACCTGAGATACATTGTAAGCACCGTCAGTCGTACCGAAAGATGCAGTCTGGTTTTCAAAGACTTGTGTTCCCGATCCAGCAGATGTAAGGTCATTTTGACCGCCAGGATATGAGAATCCAGTCGAGTTTCCAAGAACGAATCTATCGTTGCTAACAACTCTGACATAGTATGATTGGTTAGGTGTTAAGTTACCAATTGCTGTACCAGCAGTAGAATAGAATACTCTTTCTCCTGTAGATAAGTTATGGTTTGAATAGAAGATCGTATCTCTTGTTGGGTTCTGGAATATACCAGTCATACCATATGTACCTCTAGCATCTAGAAGTCTATAAGGAGATGATCCTGTGCTTGCCTTAATTCTGAATCTATTATCGTCAACTTTCTCTACGTATACTGTAGCAGGTAAACTAAGGGATGCAATGTTGGACTCACTACTGTAGTAACGTGGATCATTACCAGCTGTCTTAGTAATAGCAACTTGGTCGTTAGTTGTAGCACCGTGGTCTTCAACATAGAAAGTATCATCGTCAGATGAACGATCTTGTACAAGCATAATATATGCGTTACCATAGTAATCTTGGTTGTGACCCCATACCCAATCACCGTGACCAATGTAGTATGAGTTCCACCAGTCATATCCATATCTGTAATGGAATCCATCACCACCATTCAATGAATAGTTGTAACGATATCTATTTGAACGATATGTATTTCTATCGTATAGTGGGTTGAAGTCACCGTTAGTTAGAGTTGTTGGACCCTCAGGTAAGTAGTCATCATAGTTCCAACCACCATTCCATCCCCACACAGAGCTTGTACCTCTAGACCAAGGGTTGTAGAATCTTCCATCATAATTAGAGTTATTTAAGTTTCCTGAACCATTATACTGACGACGGTTCATTGTTAAGAAGTATGCCCTATTCCAATAGGATTGAGACAATCCATAGTTACTATTAATTTCCTCGAAATCACGTCCTGAGTGTGTGGTACCGTGTGACCAACAAGACCATCTATATCTCCAATAGTAGTTCGTCCAACTCTTATAATCTGAAGTATACCTATGCACTAAAGCAAAGTTATGCTTACCGTAGTTATAAGTAGCAGGAGTTCCTTGTAATGAACTACTATCATTTGCTAAATTAATTATACCGTGACTTCCTGGGTTACCACCACTAGATGCTTGGAAGTAAGCATTAGATAGTTTAACAACAGCAGTACCACCATTAGCAGATGATGTTGACTCAACACGTGTGTGGTATACACCATTACGCTGTAGGTTCTCAATACAGTAGTCACCTGCGTTAGGATAATACAGTAGGCAATACCTAGAACGGAAGCTTTGAGCATTAGTACCTGTTAAGGTAACTGTGTGATTAGTGTAATCAACATCAGCATCATTAACTGTCCAAAGACCAGTTGGTTTATGGTCATATGGCTGGAACTCCGACATATCAGGGTTGATAGTTGATGATGACGTATTTTCATAGTCAATTACAGCTCTACCATCTGATGCAGTTGCAGTTGTGTTTGTAACTGAAAGAATCTTGGGAGAAATGGTATTAACGAAATACAATGCAGTACCGTTAGCGAAACCATTCTCATATTGAGTTGAAAGAACAACTTTAGAAGTTGTTGCAGGTGTGAATGAACATTCAAAACCAACACCAGTATTACCTGCCTGTGCATCATATGCGTATAGAGTAGCAGGAGTGTTGTCGGTAACGTAGATACGAACATAAGCATCAGTAGTACCTTCAGTACCGTTAACGTAAACACCATCAGTATATGCAACACCACCACCGTGGATACCATCAGCAGTTGTACTTAATCTAAATGGGTGACCTATGTTAGATGAATCATCCAATTTGAAAATGTACATACCGTTTTTATTAACGGTAAATACTGTAGTTCCTTGAGTGGTTCCATCAAGTGCAAAATAGTTTTGACCACCCTGGTTTAAAACAGAGACATCATATTCAAATGTGTCGGCAACAATACCTTTAGATGTCTGAAGAGCAATGGCAGACCCTTCATAAAATAGACCTGGAATAATACTTGTATATGAACCAGAAACGTCTGCTGTTACAGACTGAGTAGCACGTGCCTTATATGTAAATGTTGTAGCAGTTGGAACAGACTGAATAAGGTAAGAACCTTCAGCAGTTGTTACTGCAAGACCAGATACAACAATAGGGACACCAGAAGTTAAACTGTGCTCATATGTCGTTGTTACTGTTACTGTATCCGAGCTAGCCTGAATCTCAACTTTGTCGATAAACGGAATTGTTGTGTCCGATGTAGCAGAATAAGTAGAAGGAATGTTGTTAACCAACTGTAGAGTTTCCCACTTAGTTGCCTGTGGCCCGTACTCAAAGTCGGTGTCAATCATCGTTTCAGGGTTTGAAACTCTGAGTTTCGACACTGGGTCAATTAGTGTCTCAGACGGTTCAAACGTTGCTGCTTCCGATTCTACAAATACCTGTAACTTGTCAGTATTTGACATTGTACTGGTATCAGCAGCAAGCGTGATAACAGTAGTTTCAGATATAGTATTATAATCACAACCAGTAGTAGAAGCAGTTGGTGTGAATCCCTTAGTTGGGTCTGAGAAGTTATAAAGAATTTCGTTATCGGTAATATTCGTGATGAGTAGAATTCTCTCACCTGCAATATTATCCTTAATTTCTACCGTTCCACCCGTCAGCGAAGATGGATCATAAGGTGTAAAAATATAGTCACTGACTAGTTTTTTTGCCATTGTGTCCCTGAGTTTAGTTTATGCACATATAATAAAAAATTCTCAACCGCCCAAGGCAATTGAGAGAGCTGCAATACTTGAAGTTATGCCCACACCACCTATCTTTAGGGTCTTAGCAGTACCTGTCAAGTTGACATCTCCACCGATGTCTAAGTCGCCAACTACGTTTCCAGTTGCGACGTTTCTTAGGTTCCTTGATCCATCAAGTACTTCTGTACCAGAAACAGATAGTCCGTTCTTGGCATTAAAATTGACATTTGAGGTTGCCATCGTGGTTCCCTTTCCCCCCGATCGATATCGATATAGGTTTTACTTCAGTTATTTATACAATTAGACATTCATTGTTGTTCTTGTGAACTGAATAAAGGTACCTATAGTGCCAGTTGCACTTAATTCTAAATTAGATCCATTGATTGCAGCACTAAAAGTTGCTACTGCGACTCCAGGGTTTGAGTGAATATCTCCAAACATCGTTACGAATGCATCTGTTCCATCGTGAGTGATAATAACTTGACTGGTTGATACGTGTCCACCGTGTGATGCATAGACCGTATAGTTTGCTCCACGTACATTACCAGCAATTAGAGTATCAAATACTTCTGTTCCAGATGTTGTGGTTAATGTTCCAGCACTAATACCAGTCTTATCAGTAATATTAATGTGGTCTGTATTATTTGTTGTACCTATCTTAATTACTGAAGGAGTTGATATATCTCCTGTAGTTGATAAAGTACCAGTGACACTAGTATTTCTTGCTAATGTAATTAAACTATCATCAACCGTAATCTGAGGAGTAGCAGCAACACTATAATTTGCTTCTAGATGAATTGCTGTTGAAGATGTTTTAATTAAAGATTGAGAAGCACTACTATCATCAAACGTCAATGTATCATTAACTATAACATCAGTTGTTCCACACTGTATAGATCCTTTAAGATCATTATTTTGACCTCTTAATACCAATAAATTATTACTTCCTTTAATATTAGATCTAGTAGCACCTAATCCAAAATCAACATATCTACCAGAATCTAGATATATGTCACCAGCTGAAACGTGTAAACGAGCAGTTGGGTTTGCAGTTCCTAGTCCTATATAATGATTAATTTTATCAACTACAAGTGTTGTGCTATCTAAGTTTACATCACCATTTACTTCCAGTCCACCCATAGTAAAGGTGGCACCTTGATTTAATTTAATTGGATTAACACTTCCATCAGAAGGTTCTCCAACATCTAATGTATCTCCAATAACTAACCCATAAAAATCGATACCTGGATTAGGAGGATCAGAGAATGTTAATGTATCATTATTGATTTGGAAAGCAACGTTTGCTTCCTGCATTACACCACCAAGTGATATAAGCATCTGCAATGGAGATCCAGGATATATTACCTGTCCACCAACACGTAGGTTAAACGTTACCGCAACACCGTTGAACTGTGCTGCAATATCATCCAGTTTTCGGATGTTACCTATTTTTGGTGTTACGCCTAGATACGCCATTGCTTTTTAGTTATTTATTATGTAATGATGAACTTGCCATCTGCTCCAGAAGCATTGTAAGCACCGCCATTTCCAGCGACACCCCTGCTTGGATCAGCATTATTTCCTGGAACTTCATCAGTTCCACCCAGAGTTGATCCAGCTTCTATTCTTGTTTGATCGATATAAGAAGATCCTCCACCACCACCGTGGCCATTGGTATCTCCTGAACCACCGCCACCACCTCCGTAGTAGCCTGCACCACCGCCACCACCAGGATAAAGAAGCAGCATACCTGCTCTACCACCTGAAAGGGAAGCACCATCTAATGAATCAGTGAAACCAGCAAAACCACCTGCGGTTTGACTACCTCCACCACCACCTCTTTGATCAAAGAGTTGACCTATTTGTCCGTTAAGAGCACCACCAGCACCACCTATTTGATCAGCACCAGCACCTCCACCACCAGCAGCAATTAAAAGTGCATTTACTTGAGTAGCAGAATTACGGAAAATTCCTGAGAATCCACCACCACAACCACCATACTTAGCACCATTTAATCCACCAAGAGCACCACCGCACTCACCAGCAGTAACACCAGCATTGGAACGGGCATCTCCACCTCCACCAACACATATGTGTAACAGATCTCCAACTGTTATTTGATATTTACCACTTACATATCCACCTGCACCACCTACTCCATTAGTCTCAGAACCACCACCTCCTCCAGCACCCCAAGCTTCTAATTCTAAAGTCTTTACAGCAGTAGAATTTCCAATCAATTGAATAGTATATTCTCCTAATCCTAATGTTTGAGGACCATTAGTAAGATCATAATCAGTAGGACTTCCACCAACAGGTGTAATCCTTATTATAGGTGTGGTTTCATATTGTGATTTACGAACTCTAGTTGTATCATAAAAAGGACGCAAATGTCCTTCATCGGTCATATCATCTAACCGACTTTCGTAATTCAGTGTTTGAAGGTTACCTATACGGAAAGACATTATGATTCCTTATCACCTAAAAGAACTATTGTCACTTTCTGAGCAGTGTCAGTTATTGCCATAATCTGATCATTTTCATCAGTCATTACGATAGGATAATTAAGTTCTACGTAGAATGTTTCACCAGATGCTAGCTCTTGTCTAATGAACTGTTGAGGTTTATTAGCAATATCTAAAGTATCAGTGTTACCTAAATTATCTTCAACATAATAAAGGTTAATTGTTTCCGTAGTTGTATTAGCATTAAAAAGAATAAATCCTTTCAAATACGTCTTTGTCGTTGCAGGATTAGTATAGATTGCAGCAGCAGTTGATGCTGGAACAAACTGTATATTCTTTCCTGAATTCGTTAAATTTCCTCTTGAAAGAGCCATTGTAATCTAGAGCCTCCTTGGTATTTAGCTGAACAGCCAGATGTCACGCATTTCGTTGCGATCACTGAAATCCATATCAACAGTGCCGTCCATATTGCTACTAGTTACAACTAGGTTGTATCCAACATCAGCAGTAGACGTAGCTGGGAAAATAATGTTTCCTAATCTAATTCTGTTAGGTGTTGGACCACCAGGGTCTGCCTGTATAGTAACACCATTTAGAGTAGCATTATTTAGGATTGGTGTAGTTAGTGTACCAGAAGTTGCATCAGCTTTTAAAGCAATGCTGTTATTAATAGTGGTACTAAAGTTAGCATCATTTCCCAATGCAGTAGCTAACTCATTTAATGTATTAAGTGCTCCTGGAGCAGCACCAATCAAGTCATTAAGTTCTTGACGAACAAAACTTGTGGTAGCTAATTTTGTAGTATTATCGTTTAAAGATTGTAAAGTAGCAGTCGAATCAGCAGCAACGTTAACAGTAGTCCTATCTGTAAGGGATCCAAGAGAATTAGCAGTAGTAATATAGGTTCCATCGGATACTAGGATATCAGTAGTTACACCAGCAACAACTGCAAACAAATGAAAGTTGTCACCATTCTGAACTAATTCTGTTTTACCACCTGTATCGGCAGACTCTAGAGTAATTTTTGGTAGAGTATTTGCTTTAACTCTTAGGGCATTAGAACTACCAGCACTATCAATATCAACTTTAAATGATGGACTAAAATTATTAACACCTATATTTCCATAACAATCAATATCTCTTACATTAATATCATCAGTTATTAGAAGTTCAGTAGCACCAGATCTTCCATAGAAAGAAGATACCGCACTGGTAGGTCCAACAAGTGAAGATGAGAAACCAATATGAGTGACTTCTATTTCACTATTAATATTAGGAGCATCATCAAAACGTATAGTTAAGTTCTGTCCAACCAAGGTATAAGCATTCTTATGCTGCACCAAACCATCGATGGTAACCATAATGGCATTAAGGTTAGGAGCTGCCTTCGACATTACGAAATCAACATCAACACCATTAGCAGTAAACGTTTCAGAGAAAATCTCTGAACGATCCATATTATTGACTACAGAATTCTGTACCTGTCCAAAAAAGACATCACCTGTATCAGGTGCTTCAGAGAAATAAATTCTATCTCCTTGTATCCAGAATGAACCAGGTGCACTAGAAGAACTACCTGTATTAGGTTGTTGATGTACCCCGTTCAAACTCACGCTCAATTGCATAGATGATTGAACTTTAACTTCCTCGTTATTTGTAGTACGTAATAAGAAATTATCAAGCACCCCATTAAACTGAGAGGAGATATTTTGTATCTCTTTAATCTTGGTTACGTATGCTTCAGGATTAAGACCAAGATATGCCATTAGACTGATACCTCCATAACACTAGAAATACAATCTAAAGATGTAGCCGTGTCACACTTGACTAATATTTCATCACCTAATCCTACATCAATTTTAACTAGTGAGTCACCTGAAGTATGTGTAGTTGATGTTGAGTTTGCTTGTCCTCTATCAACGTTAAGAGTAGTATCTCCAGCACCTGCTAGAGATGTAATTTTTAAAATTTCGTTATTGATTAATATATAATCTCCAGTATTTAACTTTGGACCTGTATTGTCGGAGATAGTGATTGATACAATACTAGGTGATGTTATGTTAGCCGCCAAAGTGTCACTAACTCCTGGAGTTGAACTCCTATAACCGTCAGGGTTATATTCTAAAATAATCTTTTGTCCCTGCATAACTTCAAACGCTGATCCAGCAGGGATGGGAACGTTCTTTACAATCATCACATCATCCTTAGGATACTGAGGATTAATGTTAAAAGCAGGGTACCTGTTAATTTGTACCTCAGCAATCACAGCAGTCTGTGTAGTATTTGATAAGTTGCATCCAATTACAACTGTTTGTTTCTCAGTCTCCGTCCCACTAAGTTCAACCGCATAGATGGAAGTTGCGACTGTACCTACGTTTTGTTTGGAAGTTGAGAGAAATTTATTTGCCATTGTTAATTAACCTAGAGCGATAGCAAGTGCAGTAGCATCAAGACCAGCTTCAACAGATACACCGACCTGTGCAGCAAGGGTATTCACCTCAGCCTGCAATTCATTAATCGCATTAACGAGGTTTGCTTTGTTTTGAGTAGTGAGGTTAAGAAGATTACCAATAGTAATGTCCTTTATTTCGTTAATAGCAGCAACAATACTAGATTTAGATGTTGTACTTAAACTGGAAAGAACACCAATAATAATATCTTTTGTCTCATTGAGAGCAGCAACCAAACTTGTATGATCAGCAATGTTTACTGATAGTACTCCAAGGTCACCTACATCTTGATCGAGTTCATTAATTGCATTTATAACACTAGTCTTATCAGCAGTTGTCAGGTTTGACAGTGCTTTAATTATAGTATCAGTAATGTAATTAACTGCCTCTACAACATTATCTTTATCATTAGCTGGAATTTCGCTAGTGATAGAAGCAATCGGACCGAGTTCTGTGTCCAACTCCAGTAGACAATCAGTGATAGTTTGTGCAACTAAGTTATTAGCTACAGACTGGGCAACAATTTTGCCAGAAAAATCCCCATTGTCAACACCGATCTCGTTAATCTCGACACGTTGTTGTTCAAAGGTAAAAGTTTTGTCTACTGTTCTTACTGGCATTAGACTTATGGGTTCTCGGTTTTATTTATGCAGTAATAAGATCCCTGAAATACTTAATAGTATTCACGGCATATACTGGAGTGAAGACAACTTCAATGTTTGCTCCGTTAAATTGAGCAGTAATTGTTCCAAGTCCACCTTGGGCAATTCCACCTGTTGTCATTGTTGCATATTCTTCAATATAAATGTCAGTTCCATCGTGAACGATAAGAACTTCTTTTACCTGAATATATGCACCTGATGTACATTGTACAACATACTTACCACTACTATAAGCAGTAGAAGTGAACGAGTCAATTACAGCAGCAGTGATAGAAGCAGTAGTTGCTGTTCCTGCATCCTGTCCGTGTATATCCTTAACTGTAATTAAGGATCCACCAGCTGCATCATTATAGCGAACTTTCTCGCCTCCACCTAGACATAGACCCATTTGGTCACTGTCTGGACGGTAGAAACCGTTGTCCTGATCTTGGTAGAAACTAATACCAGGAATGGCTTCAGTACCATCACCAGCACCAGTGAAACCAGACAGGTTAGTTAATCCGTTACCATCTCCTATAAATGCAGTTGCTCCAACATTACCATTAACTTGAAGTATTTGAGCAAGAGCGTTGTTAGGATCTTGTCCAATACCAATTTTGTTATTAGTAGGATCGCATTTGAATAGTGCGATGTTAGAACCAGTTGGTTCAATAGTAACTACAGCACCATCGAATTTAACATATGAGTTAGTACCAGATACATCAAGTTCAACTGCTTCGACGTTAGACTGAAGAGTACCAAGTGTATATGCTACATCTCCAACTGTGCTACCACTGAAAGTACCAGTACCTAATGCAAACTTATCTTCAGACTCATCGAATCCAATAAAAGCATTGTCCTCGGAACCACGTTCGATAATGATACCAGAGTCACCAGTTGGTGCTCCTACAATACCATTACCAAGTTCAATTAATTTGTCACCGATTACGGTGTTAGTTGTGGAGATAGTTGAAGTACCACCTAGTACAGTCAACTCACCATTGATTACAACATTATTAGCAACTTCTAAATCTTGTGTTGGGTTTCCAACTCCAATACCGACTTTACCTTGACCTGTAATAACTAGAGCGTCAGTTAAAGTATTAAGTGTTGCATTACTACTTCCACCAGAAGGTGATGTCTTAATACGTAAATATCCACCTGAAGCAGAACCAGTGGATGCTCCACCAGCAAGTATTAAATCCGATCCAGCAACGTCCGTACCACTAGCGTCATCCCTACTAACTTTACCAGTAACAGAAAGAGTAGTAGCAACCGATGCTGCATTAAAACTGAAAGTACTTGTTCCATCTATCTTTGGAGGTGTTACCGCACCATCCTGTATAACTGCTGTTCCAACAGCTTCTAGTCCACCAGTAGAACTTAGTTTCTGAACTGTAATACTGTTGTCAGCTAGTTTTAACGTAGTGATTGCACCATTTCTGATAGTAGAAGTAGTGACCGCCTGGGTACCGACTCCGCTATCTAGCTTCGAGTCACTAACCAGCCCATCGTTCAAACCAGTTCTTCTGATTCTTGTTAGAGCCATTGCTTTAGTCGATTCCTATGTGAGTATTTATAGTTTTGAAAGGACTTCTTTTAGAAGTCCTTTTATCTCATCCATTTCCTGCCTGAGACTTTGTAAATCCTCAGCATTTGTAGTTGATTGAAGAGATAACTGTCGTTGTCTCTTATATGCTTCAAAAGCTTGTTTATCGGTATTAACGATAGCACCAGTAGATGTATCACGATGTAAATCAGGGTGTCCTGAAACCTTAGCAGGTAATTCTCCCCAACTCATCGATCTGCAAAATACCTTTCAAGTACTTGAAGTCTTTCATCCCATTGTGCAATTTCATTTATTTCCACTTCCATAGCACCTAGAATATCAGAATGTTCTCCGATACCTGCTGGTGACTGTAGATATATTTCAAGATTTGCCTTATGTTTTTCGATATTACCTTGGTAATAAGCACGTAAGGAGTTAATAGTATTGGATCGTGTAGACATAATTAGAAGGTTGCGATTGCACGAAGATCTCTTATCCGAGGAGGTAGAGCAGGGTTCTTAGTCTTCATAATAACTTTAATAGCAAATGAACTAAATTCCTTTAACCCACTTATAGAATATTGATATTCTTTAAAATCAGATTGATTTTCAGTAGTTGGTGAGAACCCAGTTCCACTAGTAGGAGTTATCTCGAAATCTGGTTTACCAGTTTCATTAAAGTAAGACCAGTTAATATCTTTGAAGAATATTTGTTGAGATGAACGTTTTATTTTATACATCACAACAACATCATCAATCTCTTGCAATGCAGAATTTAGCATTAAACTAATACCATTTGCAGGATTATCAAGAGAAATCTCCTTTGTAACATATGTAGCTACTCCAGAAGAATTTTTCAATCTATCTGGTGTGAAAAGATATCCATAAGAAGTGTATACCTTTTTAATAGAAATAGGAACTTTAAATGTTTCGTTGATAATTGCAAGACCACCTGAGTATAAAGTATCAGTACCAGCCTTACCAATAAGATCAGTCTTATCAAATGCCTCACCGTTAGATGTTAAGGTTAATCTAAAGTTTTCCCTATTCCAACGAGTTACTGTACCTGTTTTACCACCAACAGCTTCAGAAGAAGTATATGAAGAATTGGTAATATTATCTCCAGAACTAATATTAAATTGTGCTAATGGTAAAGATCCAGTGATCTTGAGAGGTCTGGTAAGATTTAAGTTACCAGAAGCAGCACCTGTAGTTCCAGTATTATTACCTTTAGAAGCAAGGTCTAAGTTATATGGTGATGATCCACCAAATTCTATATTCTCTCCTAGAACAAATCCATCTCCTTCAATAATTCTTACATATAAATTAGCAGGGTTTTGTCCATTATCATAATATGATAGAATACCTCTGGTGCCAGATGTTAAACCTTTAATAGTTTCACCTGTACCACCTGAAGTTACAATATTAGAAGTTGTACCAAGAGGTGTATTGGTTGCATCAGAGAAGCTTAATAAAACAGTTTTATACAATTCAACTTCCTGAACCTTTCTACCATACCTATCTTCTGTACCAGTTGCAGCTTCAATCCTATTAGTTGTCAAGATTGCTTTAGGATTCTTTAAACTAATTATGGGTGAAAGATTAGCATTGTTAGTGCTAAGAGTTGCGGTAATTCCAAAACTCTTTTTGTTGTTGAGTCTAGAGGCGAATAATTTTTCATTTAATTTAGATGCGACAACTCTTTGGGTTGGGAAATAATACTCCTTGTTTAGGATAACAGGAAGACTAGTATCTGGACTATAATCAATAGTTTCTACTTCAGAGTCAATAGGTTTAACTAATGTAGTATTGATAGTAGTCGCTAACGTAGTTGATGGAAAATCAAGAGAATCAACTTTAACTAAAGCTTTTTCAAATTTAGTTTGTCCCAAACCTTTAACGTTTGTACCACCACCTATCACACTACCTCCTGCAATTGTAGTCATTCCAACAGTATAGAAATCAATACCTGCTGATAAGACAGTAAGTATTTGACGATTTAATGCAGTGGTAGAGAATCCACCTACAGCTGATGAATCTTTAAGAGCAACGAAAGAACCTTTGTTTAAACCGTGATTCCTATGTAAGACTTTAATGACCTTATTATTAGAAGCAAATAATTGACTTGATGTGGTGTTAGCACCAGTAGCATTTGTTTCAATAGGATTCTTACCAAGAAGTTCGTAACCTTGATCTCCATTAACAAGATCGATGACACCAGATTTTGTAGTGTCGAATTGTGCCATATAAAGATCGAACTTAAGATCTTCATACTGATTCTCTGTCCATAGGTTAGAGTTCTGAGACTTGAATAATGATCCAAGTAGAGGTTGAGTAGTAACTGTAGAGTTAGAGTTTATCTCTGTCTCACCTAATCTAGACAAGAATGTTTGATATAATGTACTATTACTTTCTATAATTACCGCATATTCTCTATCGTTCTCAAGATAAACAGGATACTGGAATTTAAACTTAGTTGGGACTAATGCCTTATCGGATGTAGCAACACCCATTCTTACGGCAGGCTTAGTAATCTTAAGTACTGCTTTTGCAGATGCAAGTTGAGTTGCAGAACTACTTACGATCAATACACTAGGTGCAGTAGTATACTCACTACCACCTAAACTAGGTTGTACTTCATATACCTTCTGATCTGTGATTTGAGGAACAGCAGTTGCTGTAACACCACCAGGTAATTGAGGTGATTCAACTGTGACAGTTGTAGAACCTGCATATCCATCACCCATATCATCCATAATGATTTCCGAAACATATCCAGAATCTAGAACGATTTGCATTTTAACAACGTCATCACCAGATCTTGAGTTATTAGCAACAGTTAATGAAGTTAAAACCAAAGGTTCGCCAGGAATAAAGTCTTCCTTATTATGATCTCCTAAGATCAAAGTATAAACTTGAGCAGTACCTAATGTGTAAGTAGCGTTTACTACAGCTACTGGTTGGTTCTGAGAATCAAGTACACCTATCAATGGTCCTTGAGCATTAGAAGTATCACCCTCAACAATCTCATTCTGGATTAATGTGTGACTACCACTAGTAATAACTCTAACGTAAGTATTAGCATCCATTACAGATGTAGATCCAGGAAGAATATTCTTGGAAGGTCTACCAGCAATCGTATCTACTAACTTAACTGTAATAGGTAATGAAGCATCTTTTGCTGAGAAGTATAGATCAATAGATGATGCCATAACACCACCTTCAAAACTCTCAACACGGAATGTCTGTGCTAAAGGATCTGAAACACTAACATCTGGGTTTAAAATATTTTCTGTATACTGAGTACCATCTACTTTCTCACTATTATCCAAACTTTCCAATGCAATAATATCATTAGGTGCACTGTCCTTAATAGCGGATGCTTTAAAGATAACTGTAGCATATGTGTCTGGATTAGTTGCGTTATTAGAACTACTACTAAATCTAATCTTCTTATCTCCTAGTGGGAAACGTAATCCAGGTTGAGTAGTATCATAGGTATTATCATCTAATAAAGTTTCATACTGAGTTCCTTTAAGTGGCTTTCTTCCTGAAGGAAATAATATAATACCCGTTGCACTACCATTATCATCAGTAGTTAAAGTATCACCCCAATTTCTTAAAGAAGATCCAGGTAATCCAGAATAATTACGATCTGGTACCACATAATCAGAAATTGCAAGACCATCTAGGAATCCGAAAATCCTAGTATTAGGCTTCATCCTACGAAGGTGGAATTCAATATACTGTTCTTTGACGTAAAGAGTTAAAGAAGTACTAAGTACTTTATCACCTACAGTTGTAGAACTTTGTTGTAATGGAACCTCTGTATTTTGTGCAGCAATATTAGAACTACTACCAGTAGACGCTAATAAAACTTCAGATTGAGATAAATCTGGTGCATCAGAACTAAGTGAATTTACATTACTAAATTCAGTCTCATTACCAGTAACAGCAATCTGTGTAATGTTGTGTATTTGAGATAGTGCTGTATCTCCATCACTGTAAACTTCTAGAGGATCTAGAGTTTGACTATCGTTATTATTAACAGATGGTAATACGTTCTCATCAAACCAAGGATCAACATTAGGAGTAATATCTACTGTTCCCTTATAATTGAAGATAAGGAAAGGATTTACAGTTGTTGTATTGGTAGCAAATATATTCTGACAGAAAACTGTTTCAGTAAATGGTAATGATACAACGTGATTATTAACAACGTAATTAGAAAGAGTACGTGTAGTTTCTGCTGAATCTATTTCAATTAAATTAACTGTTGTCTCTTTAGACTCTGGACGTAAAGTACCACGTGTTAAATCAAGTGATGCTTTATAATCAACAGAATTAATATGTGCTAAACTATAACTTTCAAAATTATCAACTACAAAACCAGATTTAAACTTGTCCATTCCACTAACAGGATCCTTGATCTGAGTGTTTAATGCACCCTGTTCTAGGACTGAAAGCATTGTATATCTTTCTAAACGTTCAATTTTCTTCTCCAGTTTAGTGATATCACTCATCGTGAATCTCTTATTCTCTATTGGGAAGATCTTAATCTTCTTAAGGTTATCTGTAAATGCAGGAATATAGACCTTAAAGATCTTAATAGCTTCATCTACAGTCTCAGCAGACTGTGGGTTTGTGGATCCAGCACCTTTCTTAACTATAAAACTACCATCTTTCTTTAAGTAGATAGTGTCAATACGATCAACATAGTAAGTATAAGAACAAGCAAACGTAAATGGAGTACCAATACTAGTCTTTGTATCAGCAGGAAGAGCAGCACTAACACCACCTGTAGTATAAACTTCAGAAACAGATGAATTATCATCCATCACAGAAGCATTAACATATCCAGGAATACTAGCAGATGTACCAACTAAAGGACGGAAATCAATTACATCAGCAAGACTCTTCTTACCATATACTAATGAGTTAATAGTAGGAATATCTTCATACTTAACTCCATTCTCGTGTAGATAAGAATCTACTGTAAAGAAGTCACCTTCTGAATGTTTAAAGTAATCAAAACCAATAACGAGTGTGCCAGTTGGTGTTCTAACTCCAGGTTTTCTAATTATAGTAGCAGTATCATATAAATTATCTCTCTGTCCATCATCAAATAAGAAGAAGTCTGTGATATCAGTACCACTGTTTCCTAATATAGCACCATTCTCATCGACTGTGGGTGCAATTCCAGGAGAACCCTCATATACATAACGAAGCTTATATACATCAGAAAATGATTTAACTTGACCTGTAGGATTATCATAATTGTCACCCCTTAAAGGAATAATTTCATTGTCTAAATCAGCAGTAAGAGAGATTCTATTATTCTTAGTTGCTGTTTTAAGTTTTGGATTTGCTTTAGAAGTCTCAATGGTAGCATTAATCTTCAACTTCATATTGGAGAGTGTTAGACTAGATCCAGTTACTTGATGAAAATATCCATCTGGAAGATTAATCTGTAATGATCCAGCATTGTTAGTTGAACTACCACTGCTTATACTGACCATAGAATCATCTACGTACAATAGATCACCATCTTTTAATAGTTCACCATTAGAATCATTATACCTTACAGTTTCATCACCTACATCATATATTTCTAAAACATAATCAGATTGACTAAATGGTACAAATTGCTGTTGTCCATAATCCAATTGAGCAGCAATACTAACAGTATTATTAGTACCATCAATTGTTACTGGTTCGATAAATTGCCTTCTAGAATAATAGGTAATACCACTATCATCATCAGAAGCAACAGTTCCAGCAATCTTAGAGTTTGCTAATGGAAGTAATAATGTAGACTTACCAGAATTTTCTATTCTAGGTCTAACACGTGAAACAGTATTAGAAGTAAATCCAGAAAGAAGACGTTGCTTCAAAAGTATACGACCTGTACGATCTGTAGATGGATTGCAAGCTCTAGCAACTTCGTATCTATAAGTTACACCTTCAATAGTAATCTGGATTAAATCATCTTCAATCAACTCATCAGCAGGACGTGCACTATAGTTTGTTGCTTCTATATAATCACAATCTATCTTACCAGAATATTGTAGGTTACTAGTGATAGTAATAAGATCTGTAGAAGTAGGATCTGCATACTGAATATCACCAGTAAATATATGATCTAAATTTTGTCCGTGCTCCATACCAAGAGAACGGATATCTTCGATACCAAAGTTCTGAATTACATCTGTGTGTAATACTGCTCTTACATAAGCATCAGGATCACTAGCACTATGTGTAGAATCATCAACAACCACACAAGTAGGTGGTACAGTAAATGTATCTAAAATGTCTCTTCTACCTAATTCGGTAAAACGAACATTATGTACATAATTTACAGCATTAGCATTAGCTGCTATACCTTGTGCAGTTTCTCTACTAACAATAATGTAGTTACTTAAATACGTCCTATTTCCAATTTTAAGTTGTAAATTCTCTGTAGTATTGTAGTTCTGACCACCATAAGGTACAGTAAAGTGGCTAATACGTCCATTAGTCGCAATTACAGCACTCTTCTCACTATCATCTGCATCATATATCTCCTCTCCTTGAACAAATTCTCCAACAACGTTGGATAACATAAGATTAGTAGCGTGAGAAAGAGTTGCATTCTCAGGATCATTTTGACCAACAGATAAACCACCCTCAACTACAGCAGTTGTACCACTAACAGAACCAATAATATTGGCACCAGTGTTAAAAGCGTGAATTCCTGTTAATTTAACTTTCGTGAATAGGATTGGGTTTGTATATGATAAATCAAAAGTACAATCCTGTTGAGTTCCAGATGCTATAACATTAGTTGTCTTATCATACCCATTAGGAGAATTTCTATATTTAAAATCTCTTGCAATTGCACGACCAATAATAGGTGTTACTGGCATTGTGTAATCAAGAATCATTCCGTACTTAGTAGTACCTGAACCATCACCATATAAACAAATACCATCAGTAGCACTACCTCCTATTTTACTAGGACCGTGTGATTGATATGAAGCAGTAATACTTGTTAATGTAGCAATAGGTGCTCTTATAATAAACTCCTGAACTACGTGAGCAGGATTACCACCACTACCCTCATTCAATCCACCTGTACCAGTATCACTAGCCCAAGCTACTGTGCCATCAACATCATTCTTAAACATTAAATTAGCACGTGCTGCAATAACATCTATCTCAGCATAAGTAGCTCCATTATAATGATATAAAGTCTTTTTATTACCCAATACTAAATTGGTGTATACTGGGTCTGTAACAGTTGACAAATCTATAACATCACCGTTATTAGGAGATGTACCAGCATAGACCCAAACAGTCATTACCGCTTCACTATTGGTGTATACAGTTCCTCTAAGATCATCAACAGAAAATACTCCAGTAGTAGTAGAATTTAAAGATCCATTAACACCCAAATAGGAATCAATAAATTTACGATATAAATTTACCTTCTTGAATGGAGTAGCTTCACCATCAGCAGTAGCACTTATAGGAACACTACCAGCTACAGAACGAAGGGGAATACGAGATAAGCTTGCAGCATACAATCTCGTTTTGTCTCTACTTTGCTTTGCTTTTGCTTTATCTAAATCAATATATTTCGGTTCTGTGTTCTCAACTTCATAACCTCTAATATATGCTTTACCTGGTCCCAAATTTAATACTAACTTATCAGCAGCATCTGTGGGATCTAGACCATTAACTTTGCCATCAGTATCTGTTTGATAAAATCCACTACCATCATTATTGTAATATTCCTTAATATCAGTTGTCATTGCTTTGACAACATAATCACCAGACTCATCATATGTTCTACGAGCTAATATCTCTTCAATTTGACTTGGAGGAGTTTGCTTAATCTGCCTCTGAATCTTACCTTGCTGAAGGTATACTAACTGTACAAAATTCTTATTTGAAGGTACATCAATTGCAAACTTCTCTAAAGATAAAGTAATCTTTAATCTATGTGCTCCTGGAGCAGAGAAGTTAGAATATCCTTGTGCATTATCCTTGAGGGATATATCATCCTCAGGAGTAATGATACTCTCAGTAATAGACCAACCAACCTTATATGAAGTGTTAGTGACATACTTGCTCAAAATCAACGTCTGAGCATCGTTCTTAACGAAATGACCATTTATGAAGTAAATACCCTGCTGTACGTTTACAGCAGATCCATAACCCATTGCAAGACTATCTGAGGGTTTAATCCCATCAGAACCTACAACTAAAGTAGGATCATCATCTGTAGTTGCGTTTTCTAACTTAAGAGATTCACCTTGACGGAATTTAACATCAATATTATCAGAACCTGAACTGATATACTTAACAAAAATAGTATCTGAATCTAATGTAGTTTCGTATGCATAATTATCGATAAATGCCTTAACACCAGAAGTCTGGCCAACAATTGTTTTACCAACCAGTTGTGATATATCATACTTAACAAAATTTATAGCACCATTTACATTTTGAGCAACCTGAGAGACGCTACTTAACTTAACATATTCATAAGTGTCTGTATATGACACTTCACCAGGGATCACCATCTGACCCTGTTTAAACATACTGTTACCAACCGACTCCAATTGGTTCTGCAACATAGATTGCAGTTGGGTTAGTTCTCTTGCTTGGATAGAATATCCTGGACGGAATAGAATCCTATAGAAATTCTTCCCCGTATCAAAGTCGTCGAAATACGGGGTTCTATTCAGGTTAGTATTTTGTGGCATCTCTTAAGACTCTTTTTTAGAACTCAACTACGAGCTTGACATCTTCAATCTGGTCAGAAGCACGAGAAATAGCACGACGGTTCTCAATGTAAATGATATCGCCTGAGTTTTTCGCAATTTCAGCGTTTGCTACGCCACTTGCGAATACAACACCGCCATCTGTCTGTCCACCAGGTGTATTATATGAACTATTTACCGTAGCAGTAGAAAGTGATCCTGCACCACTAATAGCGTCAGATCCATTACTGAATGGGTAAACAACCCCATTATGAGTATGACGATCAGGAGACTGGAAGTACTTAAGGATGTTGTATGTTACACCACCTGTAGTTCCTTTCCAAGAAACAACTGTTCCCTTAGCAGTTACGGATGAACCACCTAAGGTATATGTCTGTGAAACTTCCTCGTCAACAAAGAAATCTCCAGAAGGACTTTGTACTTTTAATGCACCAGTTGCACTTAGGTTATCAGCAGTTGCAAAGTCTGTAGTACCGTAGTTGTATGGGTCACGAAGTAATCCAATACGACGGAAGTCATTATCTGTTGGGAAGTCACCTTCTCCTTCATCATATGTTAAACGAGTGTTAATCATAACTCGCTTACCACCCAATTCTTCAACTGGGTCAGCACCGTGTCCACCCTGAGGAGGAATAACAACTTCAAGAGCACCACCAGTTGCGTCACTGTTAGCGTCAATGTTTGATGCAGTTGTCAATCCAGTGTCACTGTATACATCACCTAAGTTAAGAGATGCATAAGTGTAGTTAGTACCAGCAGCCTGTATACTTGCTTCTGCAATAGCACCAGAATCAACTACAAGTTTAGCGATTCCAGCAGAACCATCACCCTTAATTGGAGTGTAGTAAGTACCAGCATCATAGTTAGTACCAGAGTCTGTAATAAGAATAGTGTCAATCGCACCATTAACAGCAGCAGAAGTAACAGCAGTTTCTTCAATGATTGGAAGGAAGTCAGTAGACAAGAACTTCAATACGCTGTCAGTAGGGATGGTGTACATATACTTCCAAATATATGGACGCTTACCATCAGTTCTGAATCCTGGGTTACCAGCATCTTCTGGTTCGATAAAGATACCAGAGATAGATTGAACCTTAGTAGGTTCTGTAACTGATACTACACCGTTAGGATCAGTAGGAGTTTGACCATTGTAAATACACTTAAAGACCTCATAGTTGCTGTTCATCACATAGAATGTGGAAGCAAACAATGAGGTAGCACCAGTAGCAGCAGTCTTAGAGCTAGAATAATCGGGCTTGTACATATCGTACACTGTGTTAGCACCGAAGTTATAACGCTTAACCACAAATGTTAAATCATCTTTCTTAACCCTTTTAAGAGAGATCATATCATCATAGATCTCGAACTTCTCTTCTTGAGAGTCAAATGGTTGTGTAGGAACGTTCTCAGATCCAGTTCTCCACACACCAGCCTTAGCAGTAGCACCACTACCATTACCAGTTACAGTAGTACCAGCAACGAAGTTAGAGTTCTGACCCTGTGCACCATTGACACCAGATAATAGGACAGAATTAGGAAATACTTTTTCTACAGTTCCATATACAGCAGCACCACCAGGATATGACGTACCTTGATATACAACCTCACCTACTTGGAAAGTATTATTGATTGCGTATAATTCTAGGTATGCACGCCACTCTTGCGGTCTTCCGATAAAGAAGTAGAGTCGTGTTCGTTGGGTACCTGCTTCAGCTGCTGACTCTTCAGCAGGAGTAGAGGTTGTGGGTTCAGATAATGCCTCGACGAACTGTTGGGCATTATGTATCCTGAACAGATCAGTGATAATAGCAGACATTGTTTTCTAAAAAGGTTTCTGAGACTGGATCCGAAAGTTATTTATATTTATAGATCTAAATCTGCGGTGATTATATAGTCACCTGCGACATAGGAATCAGTGTTAGCATCATTGAACCACATTAAACGGACACCATACTGTTCTGATGTCAGATTAGTGGAGTCAGCCATATAGATACGGATTATCGTATTGGCAGTTTGAGCATTCGATACGAGGTTATGTGTTGTTGTATCCCAATTATCAAACTTAGGAGTTTGATCCCAGTTTACAACTGACCCAATATCAATGAATGTATTTCCACCATCAACACTGTAACTAAGCATCAAGGTGTGTGTTCCAGTAGTAGGTGCATTACCACCATTGCTACCATTACCACGAATGGCACTAAATGTTACCGTATTGTATGTAGTCAAGTCAGTAGGAGCAAATGTTGCGGATCTAGCTCCACTTGCACCTGAGAATAAGAGATAATTGATGTTGGAAGCAAAACCTCCTGTGCCTGTACCTGTACCACCTGCAACGACTGATGCCCCTACATTGGTAGTACCAAAATCATAAGCACTAAATCCTTTTTCGACTACACCTATTGGATTGACACGTGTACACCCAACAAAACGATCGGCAAATGCTTGTGTATACGTAATCTTTTCTCTCTTTTCTTGATCAACGGCACTTCCAATAATTAAACTACCTCCACTAGCAGGGAATCCAGCAGTAGATGTAACAAGTAATGTATCTGTACCATTTGGATTATCCAAAGCAGGATACTTCAAAGTTGTGCCAAAATGTATTTTTGATCCTTGTTGGAATACAAATGGGTTAGTATCACCAGGATCATTAACTTGAGAATTATAAACCTCAGGATTTTCAAAATCACCAACAGTTAAATTAGGATAACGATCGGAGAAGAATTCAATAGTCATATCACCCATAGTGTAGTTGATAGTATTTCCTTTACCATCCACATAAGAACCAGTGTAATTAGTGCTACTTTGAGGTTGAATTTCAAACTTGAAGCTTTGTAGGAAATTGAGATGAGGACCAAGGTTGCCAGCAGTATAGGAATTATTACCTCTCATCAAGTAATTGTTACCTGCTTGTTTTTCAACAGCACCAGCATTAAAAGTAAGTTTAGTTTCGGTATTTCTAAACTTAGTCATTTCAACAGATACACCCTGTACACCGCCTATGCATTGCGTATTAGTAATAAGAGTCTTTTTATAAGAAACTGTTACTTGTTCTTCTTTTAATTCAATATAAATTTCTGGTTGTCCTTTAACATCCAAATCCTTTAAATCAAGGATCTTTCTGATATGAATTACAGGATCAGAAGTTCTATTAAGAAGATATGCACTACTTCCAGCATTACCAAATACTAATGAAGTACCAAATGGGATTTGAGATGCCCAATTAGTCCATATAGTCTGATTACCACCTTTAAAGATAGTGTCGATATATGATCTAACATTACAAGAACCATCGATACCAACTGGTTCAATACCAAATGTGGTGAGGTTCTTGATGTCAAGAGGGTTCTTACGGATAACAAAATATCCTCTAGTAAAGAGAACTTGTGGTGGAACTTTATAACCAGTACCACTTGATATAACTTCAATATCAGAGATCTCACCTCTAACAGTGATTGCGTTAGCACGTGCACCACCACCAGCAGGTGCTCCAACTGGATCACCGTTTGCGTCAACCTCAGGCTGACTACGGAAAATCATTACGGGTGGTTCACGATAGTTCTTAGATATCTGTGGTTGTAGATCACTATCATATATCGAAGAAGTGAAGTCGTATTCTTGTGTGACACCCGAAGCACTGGCATTATTAGGAACAAATCCACCACCTAAACGATCTAGTCCTTTATTCAATACGTTGTCATTTCTCCAAGCAGCAACATTATCAAAATAATTCCTATTGTCTCTCTTAGAAACGACGATGCTATTAACACCACCTGGTTTAAGATATTGAAGACCGATACACTCAGTACCAGCAACATTATTAATATAAACCTTTTCACCAGGACGGAAGTTATCAGCAACTGGATCAGTATTACCAGCACCGTCAAGATATAGACTGTATAGTTCTAAAGTCTTTCTAGCAGGAACATAGTTCTTAACTGTACCTTGCCATACTATACCAGAATTAACATCATTCTGATCATTGTACTGACATACAACATCATTAGGTAAGAATTCTACACCAGCTTGTCTAGAAGATGTTAATGTGTGATACCTAAGTTCAGCATCGATACGAGCAACTGCCTGTGCACCCTGACCTTCAATCTGACCAGAATAAGCACCAACGTTGATAACAACTTCATACTCATATGTTCTGAAATATGAACCAACAGTGGTATCACTATCATAACCAGAGGTTACAAGTGCTTCTCTAGCAGCACGAATGATAGAACGTGAATCTGCCTCACCATCTATTTGTATCTCATCACCAGAAGTTAGATTGGATGTTATCCTATCCTGTCTATTAAATAATTTCTCTCTTAAATCATCATTGGTAGATTCTTCTATCGATAAGATATTAACATCGAGTAAAGAAGCACTTTCACCTCTATCCTTAGTAACACTTAAAACACCACCTGTCCAGTTAATCTTTTGTGCTGTAACACCTTCAACGAATAGAAGATTTCTAGAACCAGGTTCCCAGTTCTGTTTGTAGATTCTACCTCTAGCAAAAGAGTTAACATAGGTATGATTAACACCATTAGAATCAGTAGATACCCAACAATCTGCACCTTCTAAAGGAAGAACTATTTGTTGATCCACAGTTAATTTAAAGAACTTCTTAAATGTACCAGGAGTTTCTATATTAAATCCTAATAGTATACGTTCTGGATCTAAACCATAGTAGTACAATATAAAGCAAGCAGATCCTGTTGAAGGAGCCTCTTGGAATACAATGATATTATCTTCAATTCTATATGCTATTCTGTTCTGCTGAATAACACCGTTAAGTATAACCACAACGTTTTGACTTCTCTCTGCATAGAAAGGAACACCACCACGTTCTAATTCAAATATAGTCTGAGCATCATTAAACTGATCTAAAATAGAATCTAACTTATAGTACTTACCGTGCTTATATCCAAAGAATTTCTGTTGAACACCTGGAGCAATAACATTAGTACTGCTAACTGTAGCAGTTGCCAGAGATGCTTCACTCTGTATATCTTCACCATTTAAGAATTCCTTCTTAGTCATCTCAACCTGTATACGGTTGGGATTAGGGAAATCTTGACCTACAACTAGTAGATAGTTATTATTATTGTAGAATGCTTCTTGAATAGTTGTAGTAACTATACTAAACAACGTATTGATAGCAGATTCGATTTGAGCACACTGAGGAAGTGAATCAACAGTAATAGTAAGATCTCTATTAGCAGTTAATGAACTGTGTACAATTGGCCATCTCTCTGGGATAGTCCTTACTATATTGGATTCAAATGTAGATGGATTTTGTACCGCATTTTCAATTAATCCTATAAATGTATCAACAGCAGATTCTACAGCAGCACACTCACTAGATTCCTTAGTAATACTAAGATCTTTAGATTGTGTTAAACCGTGCGATCCAACTGCGTTAACTGTATTATTACGTATTACGTTAGCAAGAATAGTCTTAAGATGACCCATTACAGAAAGCACTTCTGTTACTTGATGTTGAATGTGATCTAGATATCCTCTTCTATCGATGAATAGATCAGCAGCATCCCAAACTCTGTTGTTACCGCCATACTTAAGGTTCCATACAACAGCCTCTAGAATGTCCTTAACATCATCAACACAATCTCCAAGGGCATCGTGTGAAGATGCTCTAGGATACGTGTGGACAGTTGCGTGACTGTCCATACCACAAGTTAGTGTTATTGCATTATGGAAGAATCTAAATCCAGCACCTCTGTTTAATCTATGATCACCAATATCCATTATCAAATCACCTGTAATAGGATCATATCTACCTACAGTTGGTTCGTATGCTATTGGAAGAGACTTACCAACAAATACAGTAATAGTCCCTGCACCATCATCAGCTGCATTTATAGACAATGTTCTACCATAAGCAGGATCAGTAGGTCTAGGATAAGAATGAGGGGTCTCACTACTATCCATATTACATCTCATATAGATGGAATTAGGATCGATAGTAATAGTATTAGTAGTAGTTAAACTATGTCCAGCACCAATAGTAAAGACTGTATTTCCTGTCGCTGGATTATAATCAACATTAGTAGGTGTAAACTTAGCACCAGTATTAGCAGTAATAGCCTCAGATAATGCTCTATCAAATGTATGAGTATATGTACCACCAGTTAAAATAGTCGCTCTCTTAACACTATTATCAAGAGCAGTCTGATATACGTGAGTAGTTACATTACTAGAAGGTATTGTAGTATTAACGACTACACTAAATGTGTTGTCATCTATTTTGGTAATTTCTAAGAATTGACCTGTATTAGGATCCTTCTTATGCTTAATACCATTAGGTGCACCCTCTACGAATACGTGAGTAGTAGTATTAGTAGAAGGAATAATATCTAAAACGTTAATATCAAATACAGCACCTGAAGCGTTAGATATTTCAAACCATCTATTACTTGCATAGTCTGTATATCTTGGATATGGGTGTTGAGTTTGACCTGAATCTTGATCACAAGTAAATGTTATTGCACCATCATCCAATTTGATCCAATCACCGTTAGATAGATTATGGTCAGAACCTGTATTAATTGTTAGTACACCTGTATTACCAGAATATAGAGTACCAGCACTTGCTTGGAAAGTATCTACAAGTGGTCTAGGATATGCGTGATCATCAGCTTGTCCATTTTCATCGCAACGGAATATAATAGCATTATCGTCAAATCTTACCCAATCTCCAGATTTCCATCCGTGATTAGCAATAGTGACATCCATTACACCTGATGTTGGATCATAAGAAGCACCAGTAGGTGTCTTACCCTCCTGAACAACGAATTGATGAGGACTAGTATTGGAAGACTTACCAACGTTTGCAACGATAACACCATCTCGTTTTATAATACCGTTAGTTTTGGCACTTACAAATGTATGAACTGTTTCGTTGGTTGATGGTATAGAATTTAAACATTGAATATCAAAAGTATTAGTTGTAACATTTGATACACTTATCCACTTACCGCTAATTGGGTCAGTAGAACGAGGATATGGGTGGGTAGTTGAATTGCTATCCTCAGCACAAGTGAATGTTAATGCTAGATCTTCTATCTTAATATTATCTCCATTAGTTAAACCGTGACCTTGTGTAGTGATACCTAATGCACCAGCACCTTTAAATGTATGGGCAACATTATGACTAATAGCACCTTGACCACCATTTACATTGACTGTAATAGTGGAATCACCAACTTTAAGAATTGGTAGGAAGACATCATAAGCATAATCAGCACCACTTGTAGTATTAGCACCTGCTGCTCTAGGATAAGTCTTAGTTTGAATTGCACCATTATACTCGCATTCAAATGATATAGAATTAGCCGTAATCTTAATACTATCAAAAGTAGTAAGTTTATGATTAGTACCTATGGTCAATACCATATCACCACCAGCAGGATCGTAGGTAGCATCTGTTACGGTAAATTGTTGTGTAGGTACAGTAAGTGTTACTACTCCTGTATCGGGAGCATATGCAGCATTAGTAGCAGTAAGAGGAGTACCTTCATATTTGATATAAACAGCGTCGTCGTAATATGGATCAGCTATAGTACCACCTGCAGCTGCCATTCTTGCTACTGCTTCTTCAGCAACAAAAGTCTTGTTATCTGATATTAGTTTTGCAGCATCAATAAATGTATTTGATACAGGGTTGTCAATATTATAGGGATCCTCGTATACACCTATAGAATTTTGAGTAGTATCAACATATGTGTGTGGATAGTCACCACCAGAGATGATAGCATTAGGAGATGCATCAATAAATCTATGAGTGTATGCACCACCACTAATAACTGCACCAGGAAGTGTGAGAGATGGCTCAAACTGATGAGGTGTTATGTTAGTAGAAGGAGCAGTATTTAATATATTAATAGTAATCTTATCAGTACTTACTGATTTAATATTAATTGCAGTCCCTCTGAATGGATCTTTCTTCTTACTAATACCATCAGGTACAGCAGACTGGAATACGTGTGTATTGGTGTTAGTAGAAGGAATAATGTCCAATACAGTAACGTCAAACTCTTTACTATTGCCTTGAGTGTTTGAAACCTTTAACCATCTATCACTTGGATAATCAGTTGCTCTTGGATATGATTTTGTCTGTCCACCAGATGCAGGACCAACATTAACTGTAATTGTGCCAGCACCTTGATCTACAGTATCAATATCAATTGATGTATTATAGTATGGATCTGTAACTCTAGGATAGGTGTGAGTAGTAGCATTATTATCTGCGTCGCAAGTAAATGTTAATGAATTTACAGCAATAGTAATCTGATCAGAAGTTGACAGGGTATGGGTACCAATAGTCAGTACCATATCACCTGTTGATGGATTATAAGCAGCATCGATGACATTATAATTTGTAGCACCTGAGGATACCGCATTTATTGCTGTACCACCAACATAAGTGTGGTTTGTAGTACCATAATCACAACTTAGTGATAATGAATTATCAGCAAACTTAACCCAATCACCATCTACTAATTCGTGATCTAGAAGAGTGACTACGGTCATAACACCTGTAGTAGGATTATAAGTGGTACCAGCACCAGCAGTTAATGGTGTAGTATCTGTTCTAGGATAAGAATACTGTCCACCACTACCGTGTGTACAACTAAAGGTTAAAGAATTATCTAATAATCTAATACTTGTATTCGCTGTTAATGTGTGATTACCAATGGTAAGTTCCATATCACCTGTTACAGGATCATAATCTGCCCAAGTAACATTATGACTTACTAGAGGTGTCGTACCTACTTGTAATGTAATTGTACCCTTTTCTAACTCAATAGCATTAGGTAATGAACTCACATAGGTGTGTGTATCTAGATTTGAAGAAGGAATTGTATCTAATACTTGAATATCAAATGTATCAGTTTGTACATTTGAAATAGGCATAAACTTATTACTAATAGGATCAGTAGCACGAGGATATGCAGAGCCAGGTGAACTTACACCAACATTAACTACGATTGTACCACCACTTTGATTTACTGCGGTAATTCCTAAAATCTTATTGTATGCAGGGTCAGTAATACGTGGATAAGAGTGATCAGAACCAAAGTTGTCTTCATCACACTGGAATATTAAGGATCCAACAGCAATAGTAATTGTGTCTACAAGTTCCAGAGTATGAGTACCAATTGTTAGTACCATATCACCTGTTGCAGGATTGTACTGAGCATCGGTGACATCCATTTGAGAACCACCTGTGACAGTTATAGCATTGGTTGCAGTTCCACCTGTATAGTTGTGATTACCACCACCATAAGTACAACTAAAGGTTATTCCACCATCAGCAATCTTAACTTTATCTCCATTCTCAAATCCGTGATCTGGAACGGTAACAGTCATAATACCTGTACTACCAGAATAACTCGCAGTAGTAGCAGTATGTAAAGTAGAACCAACACTTACAATATCAACAGCTGTATCGTAGTAAGGATCTGTAGTCCTAGGATAAGTCTTAACTGTTGCCTGATCATCCATCTCACAACTAAATGATAGTGAGTTAGGAGCAATCTTAACAGCAGTATTAGGTGATAAATTATGCGATCCAATATCCAAGGTCATAAGACCTGTTGCTGGATCATATGAACCAGCAGTAGGAGTATGATTGATGTTAGATGTTACACCTACATTGACTGTAATGGTATCATCAGTTTTTTGTGTAATTTGAAGAGTTGACCTATAAGCAGGATCTCCTTGTCTTGGATAAGTCTTAGGAGTAGAACCCATTGTACAACTGAATTCTAACGAATTATCAGCAATGGTTATAGAATCTCCTACCTCAAGTTTATGATCTGGTATTGTTAGTACAAATGTACCATTAGCAGGACTGTAAGTAGCATTAGTAGGTGTTAACCTAAAGTTAGATGCTGCTGCTCTCTGATAGTCATATAGATTGTCTATACCAAACTTATTACGTACTGCAAGGATCGTCATATCCTTGAGATACTTCATAGCCCATAGAGTTGCTTCTACTTCACCTTCAATATGTTTAATATCGGAAGTAGTTGAAGCAGGATCTAGTAGATACTCCTTAGCAGCGTCGTATGTATTACTGTTACCACCCTGAATAAGGTCATCTGCCATTGCTCTCAAGACAGACTTAAGGTCAACAATACATTGATTTCTACCTAATCCAGGATATTGGAAATATTCGGGAGCAAACTTACTTGTATCATCTAATATACCTACTGATTCTTCTGCTAAAACAGAAGCATTGTTATCAATGATATTAGCAGCATCTAAGAATTTATTACCTTGGAAATACCTCTTAGCTACAATTTCAGCTCTAGCACCAGAAGTTTGACCAACAACATAGTCATTTACCAACCAATTGGTTGCATCACCTATTTCCAATTCTACAATTTTACCAACCTGTCTAGGTGGTTCTGTAAAGGTTATTTTACCATTACCAGGATTAGTTGTTAAAGTATACGCAACACTAGGTTCTTGAATAACACCATCTAAAGAAACATATAAATGGTCTCCTTCTACAACAGGAATGCCTAAATCAAATTCTACAGTAGTACCATCGAATAGAGAAGTAATATTAGTTGCTTCTCGGATATATTCAGCATTATTGGTATCATCTTGGAATTTCATTGACTTTCCGTAGAAAGTAACTCCAGGAACTGCAATACCAGTACGAGCATCAATATATGGTCCTAATGGTGGAGATGCAAAGGTAATAGTTGATCCACTAATTGTATAAGCAGTATCAGGATCCTGTAGAATACCATCCAATGTAACAATTAATTGCTGTGCTCTAAACGGAGATAATACCTCATTAATGTCTTTCTTGAATACTGTAAATGTAGTGGTACCAGAAATAGTACCATCTGCCTGAACAGCACCATCAAAGGCTGGTGAGATTGCTAAATCAAATACTTCAATTTCAACGTTATTCTGTTCACTATAGTTAATAGTTCCCTTACCACGCTGTTTCGACATAGAATCGACTCTAACGTGGGATTGTGTAATTCTTGTTGTCTTATGTAAAGATGTAACACCAAGAACGCCTGGTTCGATGATACTAACAACAGCACCGAATCCATTATCCTTAATACCCGATTGTGGGGTGTCAATGGTCTTAGGTTGCGTTCCATCACCTTCAGACTCGATTAAGACCTCTCCAAAGAGGTTAAATCCAGCAGGATGGGTAAAACGCTTAACAAAGTCTCTCCAATCGTTAATAGAGATTGTAGACTTAACTACGTAAGAATAATCTTGATAATAGACCCCATCTTGGACTTTCTGCGAAACTGCACTTAATTTACTTCTATCACTCGAATATGAACCAACTGAAGTACTTGTAGGTCCAATTTCGGGAGTTATATTCGCAACGTAAATAACTTGGATATTTGCGGTACTACGAAGAGTTTCTCCATAGATTGAGTACCTTTTATCGAACTTTCCATATAATCCTTTCAAACGAAGGATATTCATTCCGTCAACCCAATAATCAACTCTAGCAGAAGCAATTACGTCTCCACCAAGGTTTCTTTGCGTAATTAGCTCTCCATTCAAGAATGCCTTATCTGGCATATCTTTTAGAGTCATTACAATGGGTGGATTGACTTGTGGACTTAAAGTTGGATCATTATTGAAGTCTTTACCAGAAGATATGATTTCTAGGGTTGCTAATTTACCAATATCGTTTCCGTGGGCAAACATCTTAACATCAGACTCGTAAAGACGTAAAGTAGTGTTTGAATCGTAATTAGTTCCTTCTTGAACAGGAATAATACGACTTACGCTTCCATCTGCTCTTAATTCAACTGTAAACTTGGCATTTGCTCCACTACCTTTATTTTCAAGTAATACAACTGGTTGTGAGTAATTTAAACCAGTATCAGTAACTGTAACAGATACAATACGTCCATCCGTGATATTTAATTCAAAATTACCTCTAAAACGCTTATTTAAGAAAACACCAGGAACTTGAGGTGGCATCGTATAGTTTTTACCACCACTAATGACTTTAACCCTCTTAATCGCTCCTACAGCGTATAGAGAGTCGGTATAATACTGAACATTAGTAAATCCTTCATTTTGAGGAGTTGATGGTAATCTATAAGCAAATTCGTATTCATAACCATAGAAGACAGCGTGTTTTCCTGCAAATGGGTCTTCTACAAGAGTAAAGAACTGACCTTCAGCATCGATCTTCTCAGCTACCTCTCCATAGTAAATTTTAGGTGGGATATCTAGTACAGGTGTACTATTCCAAATAGTACCGTCTATTGGAATACCATATCCTAATTGGAAAGAAGTAAATGATCCAGTATTACCTGGTTTGATGTTTGACTGGAATGATTGTACTAAATCAGTAGTTTTATAAACGTTTTCATAGAACTTAAGATTTCTATTAACCAGTGATGCATCACTAGTGTCAAATAGGTATCGATATGTTCTTTGAATGTCTAAGCTAATATTTTTACTCCATTCAGTCTCACCATCCTTTTTAAATCTAAATCTTAACGATGTTGGTATAGTAGAAGTTATGCTAACTGATTTTGCAGGAGTACTTCCATCTAAGAATGTAGATGAGGTAGAAACTATCGTATCACCTTCATTCTGATAGTAAACAACTAGAACCTGAGTAGTCTCATCATAAGAATCAACATAAGCAGTATTTCCTCCAAAAGAAAGAGAACTATCTTTTGTAAATCTGTATGCCTTAGTTAATAGTTCAACAGATACACCTTCAATATGGTCTTCTACTTCTGTATCATTAACTCCACGGTTTACAGTGATGTTGTTACCATCAACATTAGTGATCTTACACTCTTCATCAGTAATTCTTATAATATCACCAATTGAAAATCCATTAGATGAGGTAAGTGTGATTATAGAATCATTTTTAGCACAACCAGCAGCATCTACAAAGAATGTACACTCCTGACTATTGACATTACCACCTAGAAGACTAGATTGTATAGTTACAACGTTTCCATACTGATATCCATCACCTTTATTAATAATGACGAATGAAGAAACGTGGCCATCAGCATCTGTATTAACAGTTACTGTACCAGCAGAACCTGTACCAGTACTATTGGTAAGATTAACCCCAACAAATGAAGATGATGGAGTAAATCCACTACCAGCATTAATAAGTTGTAATCTTGCTACCCCAGATCCATTGATATCACTGGTTTTTGAGGGTTCTGTTAATTGTAAACTATGATACTTTTTAGTCTCGACAAAATACTTCTGTGTAGATATAGTAGAGTCTGGTTGAACAGTAACAATGACTTCATCACCAACTGCTAGACCGTGCCTCTTATCTAATGTCTTAAGAACAGCAATATTAGACTCAATATCCAATAATTTAAATCCTTTAGATAAAGACCTTACATTTACAACAGTTGCAGCATCTGCATTGACTGCACATCCATTTCCAGTAGCAAAGAAGCCAAGAGTGTTGTATTGACTTGTTGGAATCGTAGTAGTAATACCATCAACAACTGTGGTTAGTTTATCTGGGTTAGCAAACTGCAATTCTATGATAAGAGTATTTTTATCTACTACATTACGCAATACTTTACCAATAGCAACTTCGTGTGCTACACCACCTGCTGTTTCTGTATATACGACTCTATCTCCTACAATGGCAGTAACTCCAGAATCAAAAGTTAAATTGTAAATCTCTGTTGTAGAGTTAATGCTATCAGTTAAATTAAATGTACCTACAACATTTTTTACAACAAACCTATCATCTTCGTCTATTTTACCAATAACGTTTGCTGTAGCACCAGTATTCTCCTGTGTGATAGTAGCAGTGTGATTTAAGTAAACATTCTTGTCGCAAGTGAAATATTGGTTCTTAGGAGTATTGCAAGTCAATGATTCAACTGTCTGACCTTGAATTTGGTCTACAGCAGCAAATAACCCATCTCCATTGTTATTAATAGAATTATCAACATATAGAACATCTTCATTAGTGAAATTGTAAGAAGATTGATGAACTTCAACATTTGTGATTGGTCCATACTCAACACCACTAACTCTAGAGGTTAAGAGCTCACCAGCCACATCATCAGCATTAACTGTCCTTCTACGAACGTCATCTGGCAATTCTGACTGTTTAGACTTAGTTTTCCAGTTTTCTTCAACTGGTACATTATAAAATGCTTCTCCAATTGAATATGGGAAAGTAGGTGCCTCCTGATCATCAGAAGTCATAAAATAAGCATATGTTCCTTCAGGAAATTCGGGAGTTGTGCAAAAACGACCATTATTAGCATCTAAGTCACCTAAACGCTCTTCAAACTCATAATCGTTAGTAAAACGACCTAATGAGTAGTCATTTGTACTTGGGGCATCAGATATCCTAGATGTTTTAAGTTTCCAACTAGATTCCATCCTTTTAATGGTAGGATTCGCAGCAGTAATATCTTGATACGTATCTTCATATCCAAAACTACCATATATCGGATTTCCATCATAAGCCCATCCCATAATAGGAGAATGAGACTTATTTGCTAATGGGTTACCCTGTCCATCAACATTATCCTGTCTTAAAATCTTTAAAGAGGTAGGAGAAATGATATGACCATAAGAATATCCATAATTAGGATCATTTGCTGTTTCAACTACACCAGCAGCGTTTCCATTGTCAACAGGCATCTCTAAGTACCTGTTATACTGCCATCTAGTCAAAACAGCAGTTGCAGATGCCAATTTAGATACAGGAACCAATGTGACAGTTGTTGTACTTTCCTGATAATCAAATCCACCAGATTGCTTGGTAAATCCAGTGATCTTACCTGTTGCAACGTCTATTTGACAATTAAAGAGTGCTCCTTTACCTTTTCCACTAGAATCATAGATATAAACTTGAGGTGGTTCGGTATAGTCTTGTCCAGCATCAATAATTTCAGCCTGTGCATTAACAGAGAGGTAAATATTGGCAATTTCTCCTTGTTGGATTAAAACAGTGAATAAACCACCAGTTCCACTAGTGAATGTGACAGTTGGAGCACTGGTATACCCAGATCCAGGATTTGTAACATTAACAGCAGTAACTTCACCTAATCCATTGATTTGAGCAGTTGCAGTGGCATTCCCTTCAATATTAACAGAAGGAGGTACGCTATAATTTCTACCTGGATTAGTAATAGAGATTGATTGTAATTTACCGAAATCTAATCCTCTAGTTGACTTATGATTTAATAAAGGAACACCGTTAACCATAACACCAACCTCTGTTGAGGTTGTAATGTTCTTAGAACTTGCATCTATTGGTTTTCTAGGAATAACTTTGAGATGCTCTTGATCTTCAGGTACACTTATGTTGTCAAATGGTCCTATAGCATAAGATGGGAATCCAGAAGACGCAATATAGTAATTATCTGTATCTCTATAGATTGCAGAGACATCTGAAAGAACTTTATTCTTAATATTGTTGGTTCCTACGTTACTTGGATCAGAACCTGATAATTTATCAAAATCTTGATTGATAATCCACTCATTAGTCAATGGTTCTTCATCACTAAACCCAGATGACTTGAATTCAACCATATTGTTGAAGGAAACATATGGTATGCCTCCAGCAGCAACATCAAAGAAGTTGTCTGCTGTCTCATCGTACTCTAAACCAGCAGAAGCATCAGCCTGTATACCTTTAGAAGCTAATCCTGAAACAAGACCGTATATACGTAGTTTAATTTCTTTCTGAACACCATTTTCAAGATATACCCCACTTAGATTGTTCTTAGTAAAACACCTAACACCTTTCTTATGTTCATACTCTTGTTTGTTGTCAGAATTAACCGCATCTCTCTCTTTAATGATAAATTGAGTAGCAGTTTTAAAACTATATGTGATTTCTTCACTACCAATGATTACACGACCGTCTTTATTAGGAAATCCAACAGTAGAGAACACATCTATGCGATCTCCAGGTCCAGCAGTCTTCTGAAGGTCATTCATAAGGAATGAACGACGTGCTATAGCAAAAGTACCCTTCTTACTTCCAGGAGAAATAGTTAAAGTGTACTGTAGACTACCTTGATAAGGCTCACCGACTATATTGTCGATTATTGCACTAGCAGCAGTCAGTTCAGGGTTATATGGATCAGGAGTCTGAACAATCTCGTTACCAACAACCTGTCTAATGTCTCCAGATATAACTTCGCATACTAATAACTCCTTATTATTCCATCCAGACTCAGATGCCTTATAAACATTCTCTTTTGGGTATATAATGTCTGGTTTGACACTAAACAGCATCTGGAAGATGAACTCCAATGACTGTGGGGTACCCTTAACACGATAGAAATCCTTTATTCTCTTAACTAAGAGATTTTTGTTCGTTTGGTCTCTAAGGTAAGGATATGGGAAACCGCTAGTATACTGTTCTTCGTAATTCTTGATTAAAGCAGCCAATAGAAGGTTGCTTAAGTTGTTGACAACTGCAAATTGCTTATGTACCGCACTATTAGACTCAACATACTTAATTGGTTCGTATAAATTACCAATTTGTGTCTTTGCACTATATCCACGGACACAATTTAAAAATTGAGTATCTGTTTTAGTCGAATACAAGAAAATTTCTTGATCGATCATTATGATTCCACTCTTTTCAGGGAATCCATCAGTCTTATCGACTGTAATATCGATATTAGCCGTACCAGACCCAATTTCAATTGCTAAACTAGCAGTTTTAACTAAAATCTCTGGTGAGAACGTATCAACATCGAGATATTTCTCAAAATTGTTGATTATGTCTTGGGGACCTTCACTTATCGATAATGCTTCATAATATTTCGACAGAAAATTCGTGACGAGGGGATAATCCTCGACAACGAAGTCTGGTAACTGACTTTCTATCAGTGCTGCTAGACTTGGACCTGTCATTTATCAGATTAGTGCTTCTTGGGTGATCAGGAATACGCTAGACTGCAAATCTAAACTTAGATATGCTTCACGATAAGCGTATATGTCTTTGTTTGAAGGAGTAACACGAAGTTCTACCCTTTCATCATCATAACTTCCTTTGATTATATTTAACCGATTCAACATTACTTCTCCTTTCTCGTAATCAACTGTTCCTTGCTGTGCATTTAGAACAAATCTTTCTTGAGTAGTAGGATCAATCTTGTAAAGGTAAATATTTCCTTTTTGATCGTCTGCTAAGTAGACGATATCACTTGGATAGCCAGCAACTACAAAACCACTGCTTTGTACAGAAGGACTTGAGCATCCACTCTTAATAAGGTTTTGGTAACACACTTCATATTGTGTTACTGTATTTAATACAGGAACAAAGTCCTTTCTTAATTTAATACTAGTTTCATTAGAAGTAATACTAGTATCAGTGGCATCAATAATACCAACTATACGACTGTATTTAAACCTACCATTAAATTTTTCTAGATCAGATGTTGCTCTGTAGCTAGTTAATGCAGATATTACCTCTGCTTTCAATTCTGATTTGTTTAAAGTTGTCTTGGATTTGTTATAGTATACGTTTGATTGCAATTCAACGTATGTAATTGATGGATCAACGATTTCAGGTGTCACTGATACTACAGAAAACTTCTTGAGGTCTGTAGAAATTAAATTTTTAGTATATTGTGATAATGAAGCAGAGTAAGCAGGTTTTATGACAATCTTGACTTTACCGTATTCTGGTGGGCTAGCGTCCTCTCCACCATAACAAACGATGTCAGCAATTGCAGGGAAAATATTACGGATAATGGATTCGTAGTCATCTGCGGTAACTGCTCTATTTTGTGAGTTAAAAAACTTCGGAGCATTTCTTTTGATAGAATCGATCGATTCAAGAGACTCACCTCCAGATGCTGCTGTAGTAGTGGTTAATACAATTGAAGGAGCATAATCACTACCACCAGTGCTATCTTCCAATACAGCACCATAGGAGAACACTCTGGCAGCATTGGCAGCTGACCCATTGGTTGTAATATACGATACTTCAATATAATTGTTTGATTCTAACTTCTTACCTAATATACCATCACCAAAAATGATCTCATAACGCTCATCTTCTCCTTCTTGCAAGAAGAATACTTGTGATGTGCTATCATACCCTATAATGTTTTCTGCTAGGCGATACTCAACCACACTAGTACTATTAAATGTTGGTCTAATAGTGACTTTGAGAGTACCTGTATCAATTCCTGCATTCTGAAGAACAAATCTTTGGGGAATAGCAGCGTTAAAGGTGAATGTTTCAGTGACATAATTTCCCTCCTTAATCTCAACTTCAGTAAAGTTAGCAATATGTTGTGTATTCAATCCTGCAACATAATCTTTTGCTGTAATGAATGAATAAGTGGTACCATTTATTCTGGTAAGGAATTGAGATCCTCTTGGGAGTTTAACGATCTCTGGAATATTATTTTCTGTGCTAAAATCAGCAGCAATATCTAGAACTGATGTTGGAGCTACAGATGACTTGGGAAGATACCCGATTTGTTTCGCCAGAGAGACCACATTGTCCCTGAGGGTCGCTGATTCAAGGAACGCCTCATTTACTACCATATTAGCGTTAAACGCCGTGTAGTACGTGTTATACGCTAGTACATCTAATAGGGTAGATAGAGTCGAACCTTCAAAATCGTAATCAGTGAAATCACTATTACTACGCAGGTATTCCTTTAAGGAGGATTTAACCTCTGTAAAGTCTAAATTGGCAACTTGAACGTAAGACATTTATCGTGTTCTTTCTAGGAAGAAATCTACATCACGAACTTGCACATCGGAATCAATACCGATAATTTCAAATGAAATTGCACAATCAAAACCATTACTATCGTAATTGGCTTCTACATCACAACGAATTAAGTTAATACGTGGTTCGTATTTAATAATGACATATTCAATCTCTTCTTGCAAAAGAGAGGCTGTCGCTGAATCTAATGGTTCAAACAATAGATCCGCTACATTACTACCAAGATCGGGTTTAAAAAATCTTTCTCCCTTTCTGGTCATCACAATATTATATAACGATCTTTTCACCGAAGCTTCGTCGGTAATTGTAAGAACGTCGTTGGTTACTGGATTCATACCCAATGAAATGGATATATCCTTAAAGTTAACCGACTTTGGCATTTACGAAATCACTGGTTCGTCACTTTATTTAGCGACTTCGTAAAAGGTATATTTCAAAAACAACTCTTCTCCCTTTTTAATGGGTCTTATAGTACGCATATGATATATCTTACCCCATTCCTCTTCTTCAAATACTTTAACGCAATTAGGAGTTTCACTATGGTTAACAAACCCACCTAAAGGGGTTCTCATAATATCTTCATCAACCACAACGTGTGATATACCCAGATAAACATCATCGGGTATATCCTCCAAAGCAAATAAACCCTGTCCAGCGACAGGGCTATCTTTTACGTGTAAACACCTAGGTAATGCTTGATACATTAGTATTTTCTAGGATGAGTAGTTAGATCACCGTGTATATCATCAATCTGTTCGATATGAGCGTGATCTACACTAATATGTGAATCTGGTACAACCTTTACATTGTATACTACCTTGGATGTCTTACGGGCAAAATGATAATCTAATCTCTTTTTACCCCAGTACAAACCTACTAACCAGAGAGTGAGGATAACTCCTTCACCATATCCGATTTCAGTCCAGATCTTATAGATCCATTGCATTAACGAAATTCCCCAATTTTACAAAGTTTAGCATCAACAGATTCAGGAGTAGCCCGAACTCTATACTCCACATTATCTCTTTTAGAGAGTGTTGTCAGGAGTTCTGCTACCTTGTTCCACATATTGCTGTAATTCATCCTCTACCTTGACCTCTGTACGGTTTACGTGCCTTATTACGTGAAGTAGCAGAATACTTAGTGTGAGCACCAGAGCCTTGACTGGTCTTTTTAGGGGTCGGTTCAATTTTGTCTGAGTTGTTTGAATAAAGTGCCATTAGTTAGAGCAATCGGTTACAGAGTTGTCACCAGGAGATTGAGATCCAGATCCACCACCACCTCCTATAGAAGGAATGGATAGAATAGGGAACATCCCCAATGATGCCATTGTAGCAGCTAAAGCAGCAAGTTTGCTAACTGAGTCACCACCTTTACATAATAACACATTAGGGGCACCTACCGCAACCTTTGATCCGCAAGTAATTGATGTGCCAATCTTAGCACTAGGTAATCTAGAAGCACATATCTTAGGTGCAAGTTTCGCTA